TTTAAATCATCCATTGTCCAGCCTCCATTCACAGCCAAAAAAAAAGGTAAGCTTAACGCAGGGGTGCAGCCCTGCACGGCTTACCTTTTTATTTTTTGGCTTTAGTTAATAATTAATTTTGTACTTTTTTTAATTTCTCGATTTCTTTTTGAGAAGATAAAATAGCTTCTATAGGATAATTAAGAGTCCTTTCCATGCCATGATAATATCCTAATTTATACTTATATTGAGAAAAGTCTTTAATCCCAACTTCGTTATTCTGATATCTTTCGGCTAAACTAAAATGTCCTGCTAAACCATCAGCAGGGTTATTTATCAAATTATCTACAATACATGAAATATCTGTTAAAAGTTCTTTAAAATCATCATTGCCCATTAATCGCTCATAAACAGCTATTTTCCTATTATATTCTTCCTGTGTCATGCGGATATAGCCTCCTGAGTTGTCGGCATCATGCCTTGAGGCTGTCCGCCTGGAGGCATCATTGGTTGACTTTTAGGTCTTTGTATATTCATTGGTGTGTTCTGAGGCATTTGCGCCATTTGCTGCTGAACCATTTGTGCCTGCATCTGTTCTTCAATCATCCTTAGCCTATGTGATTGTTTATGTGCTGTTAATAAATGTGAGTATTCAGGAGGGAATGCAGCCATTTTTATAGTATTGGCCTCAAATTCCATAATCTCCAACAAATGCTCTTTATCATCATCCATTGGATTTACTCTAACTTCAATTCCCTGCATCATCAATATGTTTTCTTCTTCCTGTGAGATTAGATCATTAACAGGCGGCTTAGTTACAATCTTAGCAAAATCTTTAATCTCGTATACTTCAAATATTTTCTTCAACATTTCATAAATGCCAGGATTTTGAATTAATCCTGTCTGTACTAAAAATGGATTTAATACTTTTTCCATTAATAACAGCCATACTTCCCTCATATATACTTTGTTTATGTTATCAATACTTGTTCCAAGATCAAAATCAGGCATATTGGCCAATTCTTCTCTTGTAATAGAATAAAATTGGAAATCTCCTTTTTCACCCATAATTCTGAATATTTGTTCAGCAGGGCCGTAATCTCTGGCCAATTGATAGATTTTCCTTAAATGGCTCTTAAGCCCTCTGTTCATTCTTACAAGTATCTGTTTAATCCTTATATTTGCCTCAGCAAGAAGTTTTAATGTTGAACCAACAGGAGTCCTTGAGAATTGCTGTTTCCCAAGCATTGCGTCATTTGTGCCTATAACAGCTTGGCCTTGTTGAGTCAATACCTCCATAGCTGTTAAATTCCAACTTTGGTTATTTGGGATATAGGGGAATTTAAGATCATTAACATCGTCTAGCTCTATTAACTCTAAAGGTTTTACCTTTATAACCGGCTGTTCAAGGTTATTACCAAAGCTGCTTTGTTTTTTTATTACTCCAAAGGGAGTGTTAATTAAAGTATTGTAGTTATTATATTGGTTATACAATAAGTCAATTTCGCTTTGGATATCTTTTAATAGCTCAATTACACCATAAGAATAGATAGAATCTTCTCTAATCCCGTATGTAAGAATATCTACCGGCCGTTCTCCACTTTTGAATACTTCATTAACCCATCTTATCTGCGCTATTTTTTTATGGTCAGGGAAATAAACAATAAAAATATCTTCATCAAATCCATCACCATTAATATCATATTTTTTAAAAATATTTTCATACGGTATTGACTTTGAAACATCACTCTCGCTATCTTTCTGTATTCCTGCTTGCCGTTGAACTGTCTGGTCTATCGGAGTTGATTCTCGAGTAACATTTTTATTGTTTTTGAACATTTCAAGATCATCTTCGCTAAGTAGATCGTATGCCCCATCATAATAATTCCTGGCTATTTCAGAATAATTGGTTTCAAATTTAATCCCAACATAATTACATTCCTGCAATTCTTCATTATTCTTGATAGTAGAAGGAAACCATATATTATCAAGTGATATTTTTTGTGTTTTTACTCCATCATATTTTATTATATTTTCTTCTACATCTACCTCAACTTTAAGTTCATCTTCATAAGGATAAAAGTCAAGTTTGGCCATGTCGGCAACCTTATCTTTTATGCTTGCGACAGGAGTCTTTCTTTTATATTTAACTTCATATTTAAAAAGGCCTGTTTCTTTAATTGGATTAGTTTCTTCAATATCAAAATCTTTTGCATAAATGCTATCAATAATCTCTCTGCATTTTTCATCAAAAGCAGAATCATCAATAAAGTTTTCAGGGACAAGTTTTTCAAATGTACGTCTATGCAAAATCTTGCCAATATCTCTGCTGTAATACGAATACATGGGCCCCATACCAAGGCGTGTAGTGGTAGTAATTGTTCTTTCTAAAACATCATCAAACCCTTTAATTCTATTCTTGAGATAATCATTAAACCAATCTTCTACCTTTTTACTTATTTCAACATCTTCCTCTGATGTTGGTTTGCATACTACCAGGTTATTTTCAGTTAATGCTTGATAAATTCGCGTAGAAGTAATATCGCATTCGGTATATGTAAACGGCAAAGATATAGTAGATTCCCAATCTTCGTGTGATTTTTCAGCCTGCAATTCGCAATTTAATTGTTTCAGCCAGGTACTTTGATTATTCCTATATTTAGCTGTATCCACAGATATACTTTTAGCTTTATCTTCAATAATTAACTTTTGAAGTTCATCAAGCTGTTCTTTGGATATTTTAGTTTTCTTCTTTTCTTTTTTAGTTACCGGCATTTAAATTCCTTCGCTCCATACTTCAATTTTACGGAAAGGCATTGCTATCCTGCAATCAAAAAACAAAATATGCCATTCCTCTGCCTCAAAATTTTCGATAATAAATACACTTTCTATCTTAAATTTTGGTTCTTTTTCTAACTCAGCAGCAATAGCAAGGTTATCGCTGCTTTTATCTATAAACAAAAATGAACTGGAAAATTTAAAATCTTTTAATGTGTCTTTTGCAGTTGAAATAGCACTTTTTATTGCTGCATAACACAAGTCTATACTTGTTGATATTTTCATTTTAACATCAACGTTTCCAGGCTTAAGATAAGTCAGCGGGGAGAATTGAAAATTTAAACCAGATTGCAGAAGAAGATGTAAATCATAATATTTCTCTGTATTATTGTCCTCTGACATAATTCATCGTCCTTATTTTTGTCCTTCGTTTATCGGAATATAAAATCCATTTCATTTGATTAAGGCAGAAATACTTTAATATATCCGCAACATGTTCATACCATCCATCTCTAGCAAATTTATGTGTAGTTGATCCATCCCTCTTTTCTTCAAAAGATAAGAATTGCATCATCTCTTTAGCCAGGTAATTATTAAAATCTATCAAGAAGCTAACATTACCATCAGCCCTTGTTTTCAGCAAATTCCTTGCTATTGTAATACTTTCCGGCTCTATCTCAGTATTCTTTGTTTTCTCCGCAGTATATTTAGGGAATATCCCATGCGCTTTCATTATTTTTATTGCTGATCCGGCAGAAGATTTTTCCTGTGTTCCTGCCGCATCGCACATATCTTCAAAAATAAGATTTTTATTCACAGGAATAAATGGAACTAAATTTTCTCTTCTTATAATTTCTCTTGTGCTCATTGGTAATTTATTCCATTGGCATTGTCCTGATAAATATTTACCTATAAGTACAAAATCAACATCATCAAGATTAGTGCCTATAAACGTATACAACCAGCATACCTGATCTTTTTTATTAATCTGAAACCAACCTATTGCCGGATGACGATACCCGAAATCCCAAGACCTGTAAGTTATTGCGTTAGGATCAAAATCAATATTGGCTAAATGTTTATCAGCGTTATATTCCTTATAAAATCTACCTGCATAATTAACTTTTTCTCCAAGTACCTGCTCTGCGTAAGCTTCAGGAGATAACTTTTGTAAATCTGCTAACTCCTTTTCAGGCTCTTTTGACCAGTAGGGATTAATTAATGTAGAAAATTGCCAGCTTTTATATTCTGTATTTCTTGGGTTCATTCCCATATCAAACATATAATCAAACAAATCGCTCATCCCGCCATAAGAAGTTGAAAACATAATCATGTCTCCATATCTTGAAGTAAGACATAACCTTAACAACCTTTCCCACAATGACAGGCTATTAACAATCCTTCCAGCCTCTTCCATGATTAACCAATCTAACTCTTCCCCAACGTTACCAGCTGGACTATTAGCACTTTTAACTATTATTTCAGAAGGTAATGGACTTATATCAAGCTTAGGATAAAGTATAGCAGGATCATGCTTCCAAATAATTTCTAATCTCATTTGCCCTTGAGTAGGATTATATTGCTTTTTTGATTTATGAATAAATTTCTTTATCTGGCTGTTAGGGAAAAGACTCCCGCCGAAGATAATATCGTTAAAGATTCGGAAAGACCTTTCTCCTGTTTCATAATCAGGGGCCATTATCCATCCTCTTGTCCCTGGAGTAAGCACCTTGTCTATCTTGTCGCAAGGCTGCATTACTGTTTTGCCAGCTCTCCGTCCTTCTCTTCCGATTTTATATCTGGCTATGCTTTTATGAACCACTTCCTGCCCGGAATGAGGTTTATATCCAATAATGTCAAAGAGCTTAAACTTATCAAACTTATAATCAAGAGCTGCCATTTATTTATAAATTTTGTTATACTTTTAGGAGCCAAACCTTTAAATAAATATTGTCTTTTCTATTCTTTCCTCTAAAAGCTGATTAAATTCTTCCTGATTCATAATTTTACTAATTCCATTATAAGATCAACATTCTTCTGCGCACGATTATATGCACCCTTAATTCCTTTATTTCCCAGGCCTTCTTTCCTCTTCTCACCCTCACGCCAGTAATCACTGTCAACGATCTCTAGCGCCATTTCCTTCCAGTCTTCCTTGTCTACGGCACTAATCATCCTTTCGAATTTAACGAAACGGCTCTTGCCAATATTAAACATCATATCGACCAAAACATAAACAACCTGTTTTGGGAATAACGCTTTTCCTGTATCTATTTCATTATACAAGCAAAACTGATTTTTACAACCTAAAGATTTTAAATCAAAGATTTTTGTCAAGTCATCAAAAGCGTCTTCAATATCTATGTCGAGTAGTTCTTCGCAAATTTGAAGTGGAATTTCTCTGAATGCCCAATCAGGATTAGGATATTTATTTAATATCCTTGGAGGGATACCTTTACTGCTAAAGTTATGCCCCCATCCTCCGGTTAAATCTCCATTCTTATCAAAATATAACCATCGGCTGAGCGCCTCAAAACCTTTTATTCTATCTCTAAGTATTAACATTATGGTCCCTTCTTAATATGAGCACCATGATATCCGCAGTCATCGCATTCATATCTTGAAAAAGGCCTGCGAATTTTAGTTTT